AACAGCATCTTCATGGTTTTGCTGTTCTCCTTTCCATTCTGCTTTGCAAGCTCCATTGCAGCACTGGCAAATTGTCCAAGACTTCCAAACATTTCATCACCCTGCTGGATTGTATCCTGAAGCAGTTCTTTCATTTGCTTTTTGGCCTCTTTCATTCCAGCAACTCTGATTTCATTGATTCTGTGTTCTATCAACTCTCTAGCCAATCCGGCTTGATCACTGACTTCACCCAGATGCTGGATGCGCTCCAATTCTCTTTGAAAAGATAATTCCTGGCGTTCATCATCATTCAACAACAGTTCTTCTGAAATCTTATCCAGTTCCAGTCTTGCATTTGTTTGCCTGTCAAAGAATCTGTTTTCTGCTTCCATCAAATCTGTCAGCAAATCTCTTTCCTTTTCCAGAGTCTCCACCTTCTTTTCACCATGCTGGACTTGCCTTTCCTTGGCTCTGGCAGTCTCGTTTTCAAACTCCTGAATCTGCATGGCCAAATCAACAGCTTGTTCTTGATGACTCACAATGATTTGCATTCCTTTTTCTTGCTTGGCAATCTCATTGGATAATGAATCACGTATTTTGGCAAGTTCATTGTTCAAAGACAGGTCATGTTTTGTCAGGTCAATGGTTTTGTTTACACCTTTTGTCAGCAGCTGCAGATTGTTCAACCGCTCCTTCTCAGTGTCTGATAGCAATCTGGCATCTTTGATGGAACCAAGATTTGCCTGCATCATGCTTTTGATCAACTCCAGTTCTTCTTTCCGGCCATCAATCACATTCTGCTGCTGTTCAATGTTGCTGCTGAACATCCCTTTGGTATTGCGTTCAGTCTGCTTCAGAGCCATATCATATTCACTGATTTGACCAGTTAGAACAGCATATTCATCTTGTATTTCACCAAGTTTGTTCAATGAATCATCAAAGTTTGCTTTTAACTCTTTGTAAGAATCATTCAATCCTCTTTGGGCCTCTCTCATATCCAATGTCAATTGCCGGGCCTTTTCAATCTCCTGCTGATAGGCCATGTATCCAAGTGTCAATGTTCCAATAGCCGCTGCAGCACCAATCACAAGTGGATTCAAGGCAGCAAAAGACATTGTGAGACCTTCAGTGACTGCAAATGCATCAGCAATGCCATCAGCAGCTTCAGCCAACTGTGGATTCACTCCACGCAATGCAAGCCCAATTGAACTGAAACCACGGTCAATGTCACCACTGGCATCTCCAACACTCTCCAACCGTTCTTCAGCACGCCTTGCAGAATCTCCCAGTTCATCAAACTGGTGTGAACCTCTGGCCGCTGCTTGTGCTGCTTCTTTTGCAGCCTTCTTGGATGCATCAGCAGATTTCTTTGCAGCCTTTTCAGCCTGTTTCAATTGCCTGTCTAAAGCTGAAACCATCTTTTTGGCTTCTTCATTTGTTACATTGGGTATGGTCTTCAGTTTTGCCAACAAATCATTCAGATTGGCTTTGTAACTGATTTCAATACTTTTCTTCTGTTCTGCCATTGTTCACACTCGCTTCATCAAATCATTTGCCAGAGCTTTCACAACCCTGTTTGCTGTTTTCCTGTGTGGTTTCACAAGGGTCTCATCAGCAACCCTGCGGCCAGTTGGTTGAATGATGTCTTGCCTTCTCCAGTTCTCAGAGTCAACACCATATCTGATCATGTAACTGTATGGAGCAGTGTTCTTCAGAAACACAATGAAATTTCCATTGGCATCCACTGACATCCCACGCTTGAATCTTTTGTATGATTCCAAAGATGTTTTTTTCGCAAATACCACTTTGCCTTCACTATCTCTGCGAATCTGTGGTTTCCTTTTGGGCCATTCTCGTACTGCAGCTTTTTCAATGCGCTTCAGTTCTGCTGTCATGATGGCTTCAGCACCAGGAGCAACAGTCTTCAAGAATCCCATGAACATATCTTGCATGTCTTCTTGAATGGTCACTGTTGCATTTCCTGATGTGTATTTTTTCACGGCTGAATCCTTTTCTTTATCATTGCTTCCATTTTAGCCATTTTTATGGCATGTTGTCTATCCTTCTTTTCTTCAGGAGATTCACAGTGCAATCTATATTCAGCCAATACTTTTATTTGTGTCGATGTTTCCAATGTATAGAACCAATCCGGTGCTTGATTCCATCTTTGGGCTATGCGCATGACCATCAAATCAAACGCACCCCACCGACTAACTAAAAATTTGCAGTTTCCTCAACTTCATCTTCAGTGGGTATGATTTTACCCATCTCCACCAGCACTGCAGAACCCTGTTGATAGATTTGTGCAGGAGTCATGCCAGCATCCAACATCCGGTCCAAACACTTGAATCCAAATGTGATTGGATCACCAGTGGCAACTGGATATGCTGGAAGACATTTGGCATGATTCACACCAACTGCAATTGCAGCTGCACACAATCTTCCAAGTTGTGCTCTGTTTGGTTCTGAACCCCAGATGCTAACAAAGTCAAGACACACAGCAATTGATTTTGGCAGAACAACTTCATGTTCTCCAAGTTTCTTTAAATCTACTTTCATTATTGCACCTCTGATTTTATGAAAGTTGGGCTACCCATCGGATAACCCAAAGTTTATTGAAATTTTGAACAGACTGTCGATTATGACAACTGATTCACACCACCATAACAAGTGAAGTTCAATGTGAATGCACTTGGATCACCTTCAGCAAAATCCAGTGAACATACACACTTGGACAAACCAACAATGTGATCACCGGAATCACCAAAGTCAGTTCCTTCAGCAGTGTAACGGATGTCAACACAATAGTGTTCAACAAATGGTGTTCCAGCATCTCCAGTTGAGATGTTAGCAGCATATGCACCGGATTGATTGATGAAGTCACGCACAGAACCAACATCAGCACTTGTGAATTCTCTGAAGTGGAAGCTGAATGAACCTGTGATGGCTTGTTCATCTTGTTTGCGAATTGTGGCAAATGAACCACGGTCCATCACAACCAATTCACTGAACTGCTGTGGTTGTGAGAATGAAAAATTACCATCTTCAAAGGCAACTTCCAATGTTACTGGTGAACCAGTTCCATCAATCAGTTCAATCTTTCCATCGCGTTTTGTCTTGGGTATATTTGAGTAAGCCATTTCAGCTCCTGTTTATTGTGTGTAAGGTTATGAAGTCGATGTATATTAACATATATTCTTGGGAGTCTGTGACATCACGCGTGCTGGATACGTAGCGCACAGTGAACTCATTTTTGGGGGATGAATAGACACCCAAGCATGCAGAAATGATTTCCTCTTCCTGGTCCATGGCCAAATCATAATCAGTTGGATAAATGTCCAAGGGTCGGAGCCTATATGAAAAGACCACTTGAACAGGTGTGCTGATATATTGTCCAACTGCACTGCGTTGCCGTTCTTCCATGGCTGAACTGGATGCCATTGATACTGAAAAAGCTAGATGTGCAACAGTGTTTTCAGTCCTTCCAAAGAAGTCTGGAGTGTGCTTGGACTCCTTGAATCCACTGATTGCAGCAACCTTCTCTGCAAATGCCTGTCTGATTTGGCTCAGTTTCATCTTCTTCTGCTACCTCTGAACCGGTAAAAGGTTCCAGGTTGTGTGGTGTATATCACTGGTTGCTTTGCTTGTCTTTTGTTTGGTTGATCACTCTGACCATCATGGTCATAATCATACACAAAGTTGATTTGTTTCCATTCATGTGTGTATTGCTTGAAGTGTTCACTGGCTAAATCTAAATATCGCCCGTTGGACTGTCCCAGACTGGAGTGGAAGTCTCTGAAGATGTAATACAAAGTCAAGTTCTGATGTGCAGACCGGAATGCTTCAGGAGACATCACCAAGTATTCAAGTCCACCACCTTCAGTGCGCATCTTCTGAATCATTGTGTACCATGCTTCATCAATGTATGTTTGGTAACTGGTCAAACTGCTGGGCCGGATGTCTGCGAGCTGTGAATATGTGCTGGTCAAATCTCCATCACTGACAACTGGATACAATCTACGCTTCACAATGGCTGCATTTCTTCTGAAGTTGTATGTTCCTCCAGAAAAGGTGATCTCCCATTCTTGCAAGTATCCTTCTCCAAGATTCAGAGTGGATGCCAGATTGGATGAACTGTGCGTATATTGTGAGATGTTCCCTGGATACGTTCCAGCAGCTTCATCAACAATCTTTGTTCCATCTGGTGCAATCAAACTGTAGCGCACATCTGATGGAACCACCAATGCACCATCTCTGTAGACCGGCAATGTGGTCAACTGTGATTTCCCACGCTCCAGAAGTTCTGGAACCTTGATTTGTGGTGCATATGGTGTTGAATTACTCATTTGTAAAATCCTCGTAAATTGCAAGGCCTCTTTTTTCATACTCAGCAATGAATGCTTTCATATCTTTTACTGTATCACGTATTGCATCCAGTTTTGTCTTCATTTCTGGCAAGTGTTGCTGTTTGATCAAACTGTCAATCACCCTTCCATTTCCTTTCTCTGCTGCAGCCAGTTCCCAAAAGTGTGATTCTGGAGTTCCAAGAATGTTTGAGCGTAGCATATTCACACACCAGACATGAAATGCAGCTGTGTCCATCTTTTCAATCAGTTTGTTTGCAACCACCTTGATGTTTGTCCATTTTGGTACATGATAACGACCACCACGCACTTGATATACATGCATGTAATCAAATTTTGATGGATCCAAGTATATCCAACCCTGCTGCTGGAGTTTTCCTATTCTGGACCCTGGATTGCCAATTTCACCAGAGATTTGTTGAATACCGTTCACACCTGGCACAACTCTTTCCATTCTCAAATGTGGCACAAAGAATCCTTTGCTTTTTGTAACTGTTTTAGCCTTTTCACCCTTCCCAGTAACAACTTTTACATCTCTATAAATAAAATGCCAGTTGGTGGGATGCCATTTGTAATAAAATGGGTGATTTGGTCTAGCTGGCAAAAGTGTTTGTGCCTGCTGTGTCATGGGTTGCCATGATGTTGGTGTGATTTCCATTGTGTACCTCGTTGGAAAAAAGGTGGCAGCCTAGAAGACCACCACCATGATTGGATTGTGTTAGATTAGATCTTTGAGATCAAAAGGCATCCACGGTTATCATCAACAATTGACATACCTAAGTAGGCATGGCCAACAATACGTGTCAATGCTTTGTCCGCTTCACGGTCCATCTCAATCATCACATCTCCGCGGTCCATCACTTCAGCAGCACCAGGAAGTCCAGCAGGCATTCCAGTTGCAAAACCAAGTGCACCAGCACCAAAGATGGCACCTTGATGGTCAGTGGCATCATTTGTGATGTATGAAGATGTGTAAATTTCAACACCCATGAAGTTTCCTTTGTAGTGACTTCCTTTTGCACTGATTGCATCATAAGAAGCTGCAACAAACTGAAGGATACCAGTGTTCTGTGCAAGGATGTCATCTTGCAGGTCAGCCCATTGTTTTGGATGCAACAAAGCAACATATGGTCCAGGAGCACCCTTTCCACTGCTAGCTTTTTCAAGTTCTTGGATTGCTGCAAGGAATGCTGCAAGGGTCAAATCAGTATTGGTTGTCCCTTTTGATGTAGTGAATCCAGCAACAGTTGCACCAGTCAAATCAGCAAACAAAGCATCATATGAATTTGCAATTGAATCAGCAATGCGGAATGGATCAATGTCACCACTGCCAATTCCAGTCATGGAAGCCATATCAGAGATGCTGTAAGCCAAAGAATTTCTTTTGCATACTACATCAACATAATCATCAGTTAAAGCAGAGTCAGAAACTGGATTAGCTTCAGTTGCACCAGTGAAAGCAGAAAAAGCATCAAAGCCATCAAGGCCTGCTTTACGTACACGAATGGTATCAGAACCAAGTCCATTGATGCTGCCAACAAAGTCAACAAATGGAGTGTTGCGAAGGTTAGTGGAGTCAGTCAAAAGTAAACGAATTTCTTGGCTGATCATTTTGGAAAGTCGGAGATCCTCAGTTGGATTCGACAAATTTCTTTGGGTAATTGTCATTTTAAACACCTAAATAGTAAAAAGGTTTTGTGGATTGG